AGAAGAAATCCTTCTCTAGTGTATATACTTGCTTTGGATCCATTACTTGAATAACACCGTATACTTCATCGGCTGTAATATCCTTTAAGTCATCCTCATCAAACCCAAGGAACTCCAGCATATATGAGTTCTTACCCTTAGCAATTTTTTCAGAGAATGCACGTTTGTTTTTTTCTTCGTCACGTCTTGCTTTGTAGTCAGTCAGTGCTTCACCTATAGCAGAACCAAGTGCCATTTGACCGGCTGCCCTAGTTCGAGCTGCATCAGCTTGTGGGCTGAAGTCAAGTATTCCTAATCGTGGGTCAACGTTTTGTCCTATTTGTGCTCTCATAATATTATTTTATCTTTGTATCCATCCACTTACGAATAATGTTTTTAACGAAAGGTTTATTTGAAATAAACTTAGCAAACTTTTCTCCGTGTTTAATATATAAATTTCTAAACCAAGATGGTGAATAACCTAATAACCACTCACGGAACTGCAACCACTTAGGATTATCTGTACCGTATACCTCACGGGCTACCCAACAAATCATTCCCATTGCCGCACCAGCTACTGAAGAAAAAGCAGAACTTTTAGCTGCATCTTCCGATGCTCTTACTTCTGCTTGAGTGTTTAATCTATTTTGCTCAGTTTGTCTAGCTGCTTGGCCTATGTTTATTCCAGTGCCTATAGCATCCCCAAACAAAGGTTGGTAAGCTTGTGATGCTGCCGGTGCTCCAGCTACAGCAGCTTGTCCCATACCCGGTGCAGCAGAAGATCTACTCAATACAACATTGCCTACATCTCCACCGATTGCTCTGTTCATACCAAATGCTTCCCGACTAAGATTCATAGATTCAGCAATAGCATTCTGTCTAGCAGCCTCATCAAAGTTAGCTAACTGTCCTTGACTAGCAAATGCAGCGGCCTCTTGTTCGGCTACTTCACCACGCAACTCTTTTGATTCTCTTAGTGCTTGTTGTCTAAGAGCCTCCTCACTTTCAGCAAGTCCAGCTGTTAGTCCTACTTGGTCACCTATTGATGATCGTGCTTCAGCACGTAAACTCTTATCCATATCAGCAACATTTTGTTGAGCAGTAGCGGCTTCATTTCTTCGTGTAGCTGCTTCATTTCTCAATGACTGTGCTTGTTCAAACAATCCTCGTTGCTCTAAGGAAGCTGCTTCTCTTTCAAGACGAGCCTCTTCTCTTAGTGCCTCATCTCTGTCCAGTAAAGCTTGTTGTCTTTCAGATGCTTCATCTCTAAATCCTCTATCTGTAGTCAACAAATCTTGTTGTCTACCAAATGCTTCATCTCTAAATCCTTTGTCTATACCTATTAAATCAGTAGTAGCTGAACGTGCATCACCTTGTGCGGCTAATGCTTGTGACCTACGATCTGCTGTAAGTTGATCCAAATCACTTTGTATTCCACGTCCCATATCAAATGATTGACCGGTAGTAAGCCTACCTTCTTCTCTTAATCTTTGTGCATCAGTTTCAATATCTGTAGCAAACCCAGAAGCTTGTTGGTAAGCTAAGTCTTGTGCTTCTCTAGCCTCTGCTCTTAATAAAGCTCTTGATTCCTCACGTCCTAATAACTCAGCGGCTAACTGTGCACTGTCACCAATTCTACCGGAGCGTAATCCTTGTTGTCTAGCAGCTTGTTCAGCCATACGTCTTCTTTGTGAAGACAAAGGCCCCATAGCATCAGCAGATAGTTGTCTTGCTTGCTGTGCTGAAAGTTGTGCTAATGAACCGGCAGCTTGTCTTTGACGAGAAGGAGTTTGTGCTTGGTCATATAAACTGTTAGCACGTTGCTCTTGCTGTTGAGACATAGCAATAAGTCTCTGTCTCTCTTCATTAGGTAATGCTGGATTCTGTGCTTGTTGCATTAAGGAAGAAGCAAAGTCCCTTGACTGCTGTGCCATATTCCCTAGCTCCGCACGTTCTGCATTAGATGTAGGATCCATAGCAAAACCTTGTGCCACATTCGCTAGATCTCCCATAGATGCACGCTGTGCATTAGATGTAGGATCAAGTGCTTGTGCTTGTGCTACGTCTGCTAGTTGTCCTAACTCAGCACGACCATCAGCAAGCATAGGATTAGTTGCTCTAGCTTGTGCCGCAGTAGCAGCATCCATACCCATTTGACCTAACTGCTGTTGGTTAGCTTGTTGTGTTAAAAAACCAGCGTCAGTAGGTGCTTGTGCCGCAGCCATTGATTGCTGTGCAAGCATTGATAAATTTTGTCTTTCTGCTACAGAACTAGGGTCAGCTGCTCTAGCTAATGCCGGATCCAGTAACGCTGTTTGTTGCTGATCACGTAATTGCTTGAGTCGATTTAACTCCTCGTTTTCCGCTGGAGTCCTAGCCTCTTCTGCTCTTGCTTCGAGTTCAGAGATTCTTTCTCTCTGTCTATTGGCTATCTCTCCCATAGCAGTTCTTTCTGCTGTAGGTTGAACGCCATCTAGTGCACGTGTACTAGCTTGTTCAGCTAACTCTGTAGCCTTATCTGCTATACCAGTAGAGTAAGGATCAGCCTTTCTTAATGCCTCTGTAGTCCTTTGTCCTAAGGTCTCTAAGTCAACAATGTCAGCTTCTCTTTGTAAAGTATTTGATTCACGAATAGTTTTAGCGTAAGCAGTAGCCGCATCTTGTGCCATTTCAAGTAAACCTTTTTGTGGCTCTGATTCTTCTATTTGAGTAATAATAGCTAAGTTCTCGGCTAGTTCTCCTTCTACTTCTGCCATAGATGCGGAGTTAACACCGGAATAACTTTCTTCTAGTACCTTCTTTCTTTTAAGGTATCTAGCATATTCTGGGTTATCTGATGCCCATCTTCCAGACCCAATTCTTTCTGGTGGTTTTGTCCCAAGCATTGCATCTATCTGTGCATCGATTTGTTCTTGGGTAAGTGAAGCTGCTCCATCTTCTAGTGACTTCTTCTTAGCTTGAAGTGCTATTCTTTTAGCTTGTGCGGCTGCATATTGTTTGGATTCCTTAGGATCCTTAATACCCTCAAGCATAGTCTGAGTCCTAGCTAGACTGACTAAATCAAACTGAGGGCCAAATTGTTTCTCAGCATCTAACTGCTTACCTACTAACTCCGGATCTGTTACAGCTTCTAGGTAACTCCTAGCATCCTCACCCATATCACGTGGTGCCGCTTGTTCAATAACAGTTGTGCCTCCTCCGCCTCCGCAGAAAAGAATAAATTTATTTTTTACTAGGTAGTCCCAAATTAAATTGTTAAGTGGACGTAAAAGTTTTATTAGCTTAGTCATTTTGATAATAATAAATTAGTTTTCCAAACTGGTTCGTATCCTACTTTTTCCATAAATGGCATATATGGTGAATCTTCATTACAAGCTATAAGGAATACTCCGTGACCCCTATCATCCATAATTGATTTAAATGTAGAGTTCAAATTTAATGAATCCCTTATCCCTAATGATCCTTCTTTATGCCATACACTCACTAGTGGGATATTACCTAATCCCCAACATCCTACTATCTTTCCATCTTTTTCTATGACGTGAGTAGGGGTAGGCATATTGTGATTATCTTCACGAGCAGCAGATAAAACTTTCTCAAGTTCTTCTTTTGATTTTATTTTTCTGGCTGTAGGTAATGACATTATCTATGAAAGTTTTGTTATCTTAACTGTACCATAAGCTTCCCAACTTGCTAAACTAGCACTACTGTTTGCAACTGAAAAGAAACATAATCTGTCATTAGTTGTGTTGCTTACTGTATATTTAAAAGATATATTTCTACTAAATGTTGAAGCCCCTAATACTTGCTGATAACCGGAATCTAAATTTAAATCAATACTTGGCCCTAATTGTATAGCAGTACCGGCTTTAGTAGCTGCAATTTTTATATTATAGGTATGGTGACTAGAAGTATCGTTATCTTTAAACAAAGTACTGAACTCAACATAATATGTTCCGGTAGCTGCAAAAACAAATTCAGTATTAGCATCAGTAGCACCTCCGCTTCCTTGAAATGCACCTACGTCTGTATTAGCTTTAACCGGAATCCAATTTTGCCATTTCTCTTGGCTTTGACCATCCCTAGCATCAACGGTATTCTGTATTGTATAAGGTAGACTGTCAGTATTTTGTGAATCAACATATGCTTTAATGCTTTCTGAAGTAGCAATTGTAGTAGCACTAGCATCACTCATATTGTCAGTATCATTAATTGTTACCTCTTGTGGTGCAGCAGCACTACCAGATGTATTACCTAATACTTTTAAATTAGCTACATTTTCTATCTTAGCTTTAGTTACATTGGAATCCGCAATCTTAGCAGTAGTTACATTTGAATCCAAAATCTTAGCAGTAGTTACGTTATTATCTGCAATCTTAGCAGTAGTTACGTTTGAGTTAAGTATACGGGCAGTTGTAATACCATCATCTTTTACAAACAATTTACCGGATCCATTGATACCAACTGAGCTATCGTCAACAGCATTTGTGTTGAACTCAGCATCATCAACGATGTTATTTAAATTAGTAGATGTAACTTGTCCGCTATCTGCATAAGGGACTGCTACATTAATTACTCCATCTCCTCTAGGTGTTGTCATATTAGTCTGCTTTTTCTATTGTTCTGAATGATTCAATACCATCCGTTTTGATTGCCCGAAGTCTAGGTCTTCCAGATGTGTTGTCAATTGTAAATTGTACACCATATGCTCTAGGATTTCCTAATCTTCCTCTTATTGAAACATCGCTACCAGTGCCTAATGCGGATCCACCGTTAAATGTACTCAATGTTCCTACAGTTATATTTCTATCAAGGTTCTCTAATTCTGCACTTATATTAAAATCAGAAGTTCTGTCCGGTGATGATTCAACGTGCATCTCAAATGACTTCCACTTCTTTCTGTCAAGTGTACCTAATGTAAATTGTCTAGTAGTAGCAGAACCCTTAACCTCTATTTGTTCTGTAGCACCACCTACTGTAGTAACTACTGTGTCATATCCATCTACTCTGGATTCTATTTGATTAATTGCACCTAATTCATTTGTGATATAAACACCACGAGTATCACCCTCGCCAGCAACAAACATATTTGTTATATGAAAATTTGCATTGTTAACTGTATCAATGGATTCCCATTTTTGGTTTAAAAAATTATAAACAATGATTGCATTATTCCTAGTAGATGAATCTAATGGTAATGCTAGGTAATACCTATTATCAAAGTATGCCGACTGAGCCTTATATGCATTAGCTTTATTAATTCTATTAATTGTTTTCTGTATTGATTCACTCAAGGGAATCTCAAGTCCACGTAATTTATAGTCCTCAATGAAACCAATAGCGTACACACCATTGTCCGAAAGAAATATTATTTGATTACCTACTTGTTCAATAGAGTTCTTGGCTATTAATCCTACCTCTTCTGTTAGAAGTTTACTACTAGCTTCTTTTATTATTTCGGTACCTTCAACCATATGAATACTGTTTCTATTAAACACTATCAGTGTATCTTCTGAAAAGGAGTGAAAGCCCATTATTCTATCGGACTTACCAGCATTAAATCTAAATTGATTATATATTGGATCATAGGTATTGCTATCAAGTATATCAGAAAATATTGCTTCGTCTAAAATCTTACGATAAGTATATGTCTCAGAACCAGCACTTCCACTTGGTTTAAATATATATGGTAAAACCAATCGCCTTTGGTGATAGTGGCCAAATGGTGCAGCTGGTTGGTGTATATATCCACCGGCAACAGATATTGGTAAATCACAAGTAAAGACTTTATTTGTTTGATCCTTATGTGTTGTAAGAAAAGTAAAACTTGTAGTACTAGGTATTGTGCTTACGACAAATGTTTCTCCTACAGTAAATGAAGGTGGATGAGATTGATCTAATACGCTTACGGTAATCTCATCACCTACTGTAAGTTGAGCTACATCACCGCTAGTTGCTGTACAAGTAGCTACTCCGGATGCAACATCGCAATCAGTTACGTCTATGGGTGTAGGTTGAGTATAAGCTCCACTTGATACCTTTGTAAAATCAGTAGCAACCGCTGGATTACTTGTTACTGTATATGTCGTATCACCTCCGGTTAAACTGTATTTAAATTGAGTATCACTAATATATGTTACTGACTTACCGGATCCATTAGGATTGGGATCCAAATCACTACCGGTTAAATTAGATATAGTAACGACATCTCCAGTAGATAAGTTATGGTTACTGGATGTAGTAACAGTAACCTCATTAGAAGAAAGTGCAGCAGCACTAATGTTAGATATTCTTAAAGAGTTTTCTAATCCTACACTACTACCACGAAACATAACAACCTTATTGAATGCTTGTAGCATTTCTACACTTGATGTTACAGTAACACCAGATGGATAACCTATATCAATATTTCTATTAGTAAGTAAGTTCAACGCAAACGCTTTTGCATTAGTAGCAATAACAATGTACTGGTTTATTTCAGAGAATCCTATATTAGGATCCGTAAAAGGGCAAGAGCCATACAGTAACTCAATAGTATTATCGTTAATTGTAGGTGGAGAGGAATCATTTAATGTAAATGGCAACTTTAATGCAGTACCTATTACAACCGGTGAAAGCAACTCATTGATACCTTTCCGGACTTGCCACTCACCATTAGTTCCTATACGAGCATTCTGAGAATCCGCAAGGACACCGGGCTCTAACTGATCTGGTCTAAGACGGTTAGAGAATCCAGTAAAGAAGCGATCTCCGTCCTCCTCTACACGATCATCAAGGGATCCATATGATGAATACCTTCCCATTAATTATCTAATCTTGCCACGCATTGCAGTACGTTTACCGCTTCCAGAAAACATACCAAGAAGCTTTCTTCCGAATCCGGACTTACCACCCTTAGCATTCTTCATAATTTTATCAAACTGTTTTACAGTTTTCTTTTGTTGCTTTGGGGAAATGTTCTTTAATACTGTACCTTGTCCTACTTTACCAGAAGGTTTACTGGGTTTTTTAGGTGCTACAGATGGCCCTTGAGCTGGTTGATTCATCGCCTTGAACTCAGAAAAGCTAGGTGGTTTTTTAGCTTTCCAATCTTTTAATGCTTTATTGTGTTTTTCTCTATCCGATGAACTCACTCTACGTCCACTTACTTTTAATTTAGGCTTAGAGTCCTTCCAGCGTTTAACTCCGGCTTCGTATGTTTTGACTAATTCTGTTTTTCCGTATGACATAATATTTGTTTTTATTAAATTGTTAACATTTCCACCTACGTAGTGCAAGTGCTTTTCTTGTTGGTCGACCCTTCTTATCTTTCATAGGGCCTTTTACGCCAGACATTCTGGCACAAAATGATTTCTTCCTAGCCTTCTTTTTACCAGTAGGCTTTGACTCAGTAACCGGTGGCTTAAGATTAGCACCGGTCTTACGTTTGAAGTGAGCTCTACCAGCAGCAGTCAATCCTCCTTTTTTACTTTTGTGTTCCTTCCTCATTTCTTTTTTCTAACTTTTGCTTTAGGTGTATTGGCAACAAATTGCTTTCCTTTAGCTCCGGCTCGTTTCTTTTTTTTAGCAGTAGCTGCTCTCTGAGACTGCGATAAGCTTTTGGCCTTAGCCATTGGAAGGCAACGGTCTGGATTCTTTTTATTCTTTGAAGTTCCGCAAGCTCCTTTAATCTTGCCATCAACTCCGATCCGTACCCAGTTTTGTTTTCTCCACTTTGCAAGCTCACCCATTATTTCTTCTTTTTCTTTTTTGATCCCTTTGCATAATTAGGATCCTTGCAGTACTTACTAGCCGCCATATTAGCATAAGCACTAGGGTACTTATCAAAAGTACGCCTAGCCCAAGCTTTTCCTTTTGGACATATCTTAGCCATTTAGCACTTACCTTTTTTTCGCATTGTTTTTTTTGTAGGTGGTCTACCTCTTTTACTACCGTATGTTCCTTTTCCGTATGGCATAATTATCTCCTCCTAGGAATTACTCGTCCACGTCTACCACGTGGAGATTGGTTAATTTGTTTGTTAAAATTTAGTTGAGGTGTTTGTACTGACCCTATATTAGCTCGTGACATTGGCCCTCTTCCCATAGCGTTTTGTGATTGTTGAGGAGACATTTGTTGTCGCATATAGTTGCTTGGTGGCATTGGACGTGGCCCTTGTGACTCTTTCATACTACGACCAAATAACCCGCCTCTATTCGTATTTGCTTGTGCTGCTCGTAAGTCTGCTTGCATTTGAGTCATACGTCCATCACGGTTTGGTATAGGACGTTGTGGTACAGCAAAGTTTCTATCTTGTTGTGCTCTCATAGGCCCTCTTGGCCCTTGTGGCCCTCCCCTAATAGCTCCTCCAATTTCTTTTTGTTTTTGCAACACATCACGCATACTAGATAAAGCTCCAGAAGATAGCCGCCCTTGTGGCTTTTGTGGCCCTTGTACTTTTGAAGGCCCTTGTGGTGACGTAGGTCTTTTGACTGCTTGTGCCCGTCTACGTGATCTACCTCTGCTCATATGTCGTCCACGTGATGGCCCTCTGCTCATATGTCGTCCACGTGATGGCCCTCGTGACCCTCTTCCTCTATGTGTTGGTCTACCACGTTTAACTGCTTGTGCTCTTCGTCTTGCCATAATATTATCTGTTGGTTATTTTACTGATGATGAACCAAAGTAATATCCTACAATGGCTAATACTGTTTGTCTTATTTCCGGTAGTATAACATACCCGTGCAGAGTTTCATAGCTTGTTCCTTTGATTAATCCAAACCATTTGCTATACTCATTAGCTACAGTTACTCCTTCGTTGCTATGAGCTAAGATAAATGGAGCTATAATTACCCCAAATAAAACTGTTATTACTATTGTTCTTCTAACAATATTGCCACCATTTCCGGTTCTTTTAGCAGCAGCATTTGCACTTAAATCAGAAGCTTTTTGTTTCTTTATTAAATTATCAACATTGGCTTGCTGTGCATTTACCATTGTACCAATAAGTTTAAAGAGGAATCCACTCGCTCCTCCGCCTAGCATTGCTATTAGTTCT